CTTTCCTAAAAGAAAACACAGTAGTTTCTTAGATGCAATTACTTTTGCTAATAGGGGTGCTGGTTACTTTAAAGGTACAGGAAAAATTAGCGACATATCATTAACACCTGATTTACACATTGGTTATTGGGAAGTTAGAAATGGCGCACAACAATTATTACTTGGTTCGGACCAAAACCTTAGTGGTGTAGATGGTACTGGTGCGGCTGGACATGTTATTACTTTAGTGGGTACTGCGGTGGATGCTTGGGCTACAGTTAACGGTGCGGCAGTTAGTGTTACTAACGTAGGATATGGTATTGTAGGAGTTCCGGGCGCTGGTAATACTGATGATGGATTTTACTTTTCATATGGTGGAACTTCGGCGGCTACTTTAACACACGTAAAAATATATACAGATTATACTTTCTCAACTAAGGCTTCGGGTGGACATGCCGCAGTTTTAGCCAGCCTTCCTTGTTTACAATATTATAACGGTACAAAAAATCATGGTGTAGAACCGGGTCGAGTATATGGGTATGTTACTAATCCTCTAGGGGCGACGGCGGAGATTGATTTAGTAGCACCTGCGCAAGGTACTGATAATGATTTTATAGGTCTTGCGGCTTTAGACCAAGCAGGTACGGCAGATTCACACTATCAATTACCAACAACCGCAAAAGCGATAGTTGCTGGCAATAATAAACATATATTTCTTGAACCTACTTTGGCTACAGAATTTTATCCTTCTTATACTATTCGTGTAGGTCGTGAATCTAAAGAACATACATTTACAGGTATGGTTTCTACAAGACTTTCTCTTAGCGCAAATCTAAACGAATATGTTATGGCATCTGTTGATTGGTTAGGACAAGCCGAAGCAAATCCTACGGCTGTTCAGACATCAGTAGGTTATTCCGGTTTTGATTTAGATGCTTTACATTTTTCCGGTGCTGAATTATATATAGATGGTTTACTAGCAACAACAGTAAAAATTCAATCAGTTAGTTTAGAGATAAATATTAACCGTGATTTAGATTCTGCTTACGCAGTAGGTAGTAACACTATTCAAAGAATCCCACCATCAAGAACAAGAGAAATCACAGGAAGTATGGAGTTTAACGAAATTTTATATGATGGTGATAATACTTTGTTAGGAGAACCAACTTACAATCAATTAGCCGGAACTGCGGCAGGTAGTTCAAACGTACACAAAATTCAAGGTGGTATAGGTCGCCCTGCTCTTAAATTCCAATTCCAAGATGGAACTAAAACAGATTTTATAGAAATAAATTTATTTAACGTAAGGTTTGAAGCGCCCGAAGCATCAGTTAGTGGTCGTGACCCAGCAAGAATGACAGTAGGATTCCAAGCATTCTTTGATTCAAAAGAAGACGGTTCACAAAAATCAATTGAAGTTAAGATGAAAGGTAGTAAATTACAAGCATCAGATTATTAGGTGATTATATGTCTAGAGTAAATAAAGACTGGTTATATAGATTAGGAAGAATAATTCCCGATGTTATGATAGACGAGTTACTAGCACTAGATGACGAAACTATAATTGTAGAAAGAATACAAAATTTACCTATGGGTAAAATGCCTGAGTACGAAGCGGCACAAAAAATATTTGCAGATTCATTAAAACCAAAGAAAAAAGCCGCTAAGAAAAAAGCCGCTAAAAAGTAATCGTGATTACCATGTCTAGGGCAGGTGCTTCTAGGCAATTTACAGAAACCTTTAAGAACAGTATTGGTACTTGGAGAATCAAGGAAGATGGTACAATCCGTCTTGTCAGTGAAGAGAAACAACAAAAAAAAGTTAAAGTGAATAGGAAGTGGAAGAGTGCCGGTAAAGAAAAAAGAATTTAAATTAGATGACGATACAACAGTGTGGGTACGACAAGCATCCGGTATGGAAAAATTAGCCATATCAAATATACAAGCAAGGGTATATAGAAAGTTTGTTACAAGTCACGGGGAAACAGACAAGTGGGGAGATGGAGTAGGATTAGATTTTTCTGCGGCTATGGATGAAGAAGGTGCTGGAATACAAGCACAAATAGACCAATGGTTAGTTAACTGTCTTTTACCGGAAGAAGGAAAAGATGTTTTTAACCCAAATTATTTTACTATTGAAGAATTAATGCCTATACTTGGTTTTGTCCGAGGTGACGACGAAGAAGGTGCAGTTAATTTTTTGAGTTCGTGAGGGTCGCACCCTCATTATGTATGGCCTTTAAAGGCTCTTTACCTTCTAAACTATGGCAATTATATAACCAAGAAGGCGGTAAATATTTAATGGAGTTAGATTTGTTTGTGGCTTTAGAAATAAATAATATAATTACTAACTCTACTTTAAAAGCATCCAAGAAAAGTAAAAGTGGTTTAAGCCCTTTAAACGCTAATGATTCAAGTAGCGTAGTATCTAGAAGAAATAAAAGACGAGAAGATAGAAAAAAGCAACAAGGCTTAAACGACACTTAGGGTATCTAGATACGTAGTGAACCGTAAGGTAGTAGGGTGGAGTGTATGAATGTTATTAATATCTGAAATACTTATACCGTATATGCCTATTATATTAGGTTTAATGGGAGTACTAATGACAGTACTCCGAACAGGTGCTTCACAAGTTGTCTTCGACGTTGTAGGTAGATTTCAAGCAGGTCGTTTAATTAAAGACGCTAAAACTCAAATGACTGTGTTTAATTCTTTGCTAGTAGATGGTTTAGGTATGGTGCAAGAAGCAGGGCAAGAAATGGCAGATGTTATGGATGCTTATATAGATTCTGTATTACCTAGTACTATAGCAATAGCAGACGCTACAATTGAATTACAAAAATTCGTAGCAGAAGGTGAAAATTTTGAAGAATTAAAAGAACAAGTAATGGAGATAGGTGCTAGTTTTGGTTATACGGGGGACCAAGCACTTATGGCCGCATCTAAAATGGCACAGTTATCTTCTGTGTTAGGACAAGGACAAACCGCAGTAGGCGCACAATTAGGTTTTGAGTTCGGATTAATAAGTGGTATGGAAACAGATAAAGCCATGCAAAGATTAGTAAATTTAAATCAACAGATTAAATTTATGACTAAAGGTACTACTGCTTTAATGAGCGAAGAAGAAAAAGGGCTTCATATAAGACAGAATACTTTAAGAGTATTAGACCAATTAAATACTGTGGAGAATAGGTCTGCGGCTACAATGGAACAAGTTACTTTTGTCATGAATCAATTCGCATCACAGGCTAATCTTACAGGAGAAAGTATATCGTTTATGGCGGCGCAATCAGCAGTTCTTATAGAGGCTGGTGAAGAACAAGGTAAAGGAGGTAGGGCACTAAAGGCTATATATGCTAGATTAGGGGCTGATACTTCCGGTGCGGCTACTGCTTTACAAGATTTAGGTATTGCTACCCATGATGCATCGGGGGGATTAAGACCACTTTCTGATATTTTAGGTCAGTTAAATGAAGTATGGCCGGAAATGAATAGAGGGCAACAACAGAATATTACACAATTAATTGCTGGTAACAGACACTATACTAGATTAATCAAATTAATTGAAGGTTACGATAGAATGTTGCAGTTACAACATGAAGGTGAGATGGCTTTAATGCCTGCTCTAGAAGAAGTTAATATTAGATTAGACAGTAATATAAATAAATATAGAGAAGCAGAAGCACAATTATCAAATTACCAAGCAGAATTAGGAGATGCTTTGCTACCTACTTTAACTAAAGTTACAGAAAAGCAAGCATTATTTACTGCTTCTTTATCAGGTTTTGTTGAAGCAGGTGGTATGATTACTCCTGCTATTTTTGGTATAGGTAAAGCATTTCAAATGATAGGTGGCCCTTTATTTAACACTTTTATGATGTTTAGAAGTTTAGAAGTAGCAAGCGGTACTTTAGCCAGTATAACTAGGGCTTTACAAGGGGAAGAAATAATATTGGCTACTGCTTATGGTAAAGGTGGAGCGGCGTTAGTAGATTATAGCAATAAATTAGGACAATTAAATGTGGTAAGGACTAATGAAATTAGAAGCGTAAGAAAGTCTTATGAAGGAATTAAAGACATTACCCATAGGCAACTGGAAAAGAATAGAAAATTAATAAAATCGGAATTATCAATGCAAAAGAAAAGAGATGTATTAGATAAAAAAGGTCAGCACAGGATTGCTATGGCAGAAAGAGAAATAAGCACAATGAGAAGTAAAGTATTAGAAGCAAAGAAAGACAAAGCAAGTGTTGCAGAACTAAAAATAGTAGAAGATAACTATACTGAAACTATTGAGAGACAAAGTTTAGTTATAGAGGACAGTCAAAGAGCAATTAAAGGGAGAGCAAGAGCAAACGCAAAAAGTTTTAACACTACTAAAAAGTTAGGCAACGAAAACGCTAAGTTATTAAATAATGCCGCCGACCGTAGGGAAGCGATGGATAGAAAAGAAAGTGATAGATTGGCTCGCCAAGCCCAAAATTATATGAAATTTGCTGGGGGTGTTACTGCCGCAGGTGGGGCAATAATGATGTTAGCCCGAAATGAAGAGCAAATGCAAGTAGGTATGGCGTTGTCTACGGCAGGTATAGTATTCATGACAGCCGCACAAGTAAAAAATACAGTAGCGGCAGGATTCTCTATGGTCGCTACTAAATTAAAAGATATACAATTAAAAAAACATATACTAACAACAATTGCGGCTTCTAAGGCTAGTTACGCTCACATGAGGGCTACACACGCAGAGACAGGAGCAATTGCCGCATCAACTCTTGTTATAAAGAAAAATACTACTGCTTTAGCAACGTGGATGGGTGCGGGAGTAGGAAAGACATTTGTCAAGAAAGCGGCGTTTTGGACAGCATGGGCGGCGGCGGTAGTTTCAAGTATTGCTCTAGTTAATATGGGTAGTAAAAAACTGCTTGAGCAACGTAAAAAACTGTCAGAAGGTTTACGTAACGACGTAGTAGACATAGAGTTAATAGGTAACGGTGCTGTAGACATACAAAAATTTAGAGAAATGACTCTTGATGACACTATAAGCACAGTAGATATGCAGGGTTTAATGGCTCATCAACTAAAGACTATTAAAATGTATGAAAATGATATTACGGCTGATGGTAAACAACAACTAAATGATGCTAGAGATTTATATGCTACTTATAAAGATGTGCTTACAGTAAAACAACAAGAAGCATTCTTAGCGATAGATACTACTGACGCTAACAAAGACAATTTAGAACTTATGTTTGACACAATTGATGCCGTAAGAGAATATGAAAAACAATATGAAGGTACTATTGGGGCCATAAAGGAAATGGGGAATGCTTTTAGTTGGAATATGCAAAATACACCAGCAAAAGAGTTTCAAGCATTTGTAGATATTTTTGATGACTTAGCGGAGAAAGAACCAGCGATGGGAAGTTTAATTCAAGCCTTATTAAGTGGGGAGTTAGGTGACGTAGATAGTGTTCTTGATTTAGAGGCTTGGAAAAGCGGTCGTGCGGTTACTCCTTTACTTGACAGTGCTATGATGGTAACAGATACTTGGCAAACTGCTACAGCAAGTTTAGTAGAATTTGCTAATGCTAGAGAAGAGTTATTTTATGGTATGAATGCCAACAACATAACCGGAGATTTAATAAGACAAGTTAAACAAACAGGTGTTGAAAATTTAATAGCAAACACAGAAGTAGTAATGACAAATAATTTTAATGGTATGACTACAAGAGAAGTAGCAAACGAAATATTAAGACAGATTAGTGATGGTGCTAGTGGCATAGGGGTAAATATTAATGCCAGTAGTATATAATGATAGTGAGTTGATAAAATGGTTAGACCAGTAACAAGTAAATACGGATTTTGGTTAGCAGGATACTATGATGATTTCATGGGTGCTAGAGCCATCCCCGATGATTCTAATAGCCCAAGTATAGAAAATACTTATGATTCAAAAACTGCTCATCATGGTAATATTTTAAACGGGGAGGCTAATCTAAATCCTAGATTTAGATGGTCTATAGTAGATAGGGAAAGAATAGGTAGTGTTTTAATTAGTACTGCTCTTAATAGATATCTTAAAAATAGAGGCAGTTATGAATTTGTTGGTAATGATACCATTAGACAAAACCATAGTAAATATGAAGGAACTGCTCAATTACAATATCCTGATGGTCATACTAATGCTAATAGAATTAAATTTGCTAATGGTACCGATACTGGCATAAGCGGTACTAATATTAATGGTTATCAATTATTTTGTAATGGTTATGATACTACTAATAAATATTTAGTACCTACAGGAACCACTGATGCTTCTTATGGTAGAACTGATATGGAAGCATATTATACTAGTGCTGGTACTTTTAGTAATACAAAGTATGCAAACAAAATTGCTGGTACTTTTGCTAACGGTGCAGTTAGGAGTACTACTAGACAAACATCTTTTGCTAATTTAGCAGGAGTTTGGGAAGGGGAAGCGTTTGCTTTTACTGCTAGTGATACACCTACTAATTTATTTCACCCAGTTAAATCCCCAAGCGGTAAACCTTTTTTAGTTATACAAACTACTTCTAGCGCACCTAGTAGTAACCCTACTATAGCATACGACGGTACTTTAAATAGCAAATTAGATGGAGATATATTTACGGTAAGACTTTGTGTTAGGTCTTTTAGTGGACATAGTGTTACCGCAGGCAAAGAGCCACAAATTGTTTTTAATATAGGTTATGCGGCTACTAATTTAACTAGTAGTTTAGGATTTACTACTACTCCCGCTATCAGTTATACTTGGAGGCCCGCTAGTCATCCTGCTGGTACAAGAGCATATACGTATGATTATTTTGGTGCTAGTTTTATAGGTACTGGTAGTAACACAAATATAGTGAACGATGATTGCTGGCTTGATTTTGATTTTGTAATGGATTATACTAATAGGAAATACAATGTTTATTGTGATGGTGAATTAATAGGTGATACTGAAAGTATGAACGGTACACCTACTGCTGAAAGTATGTATGGTTGGTCTATGAGTTTAGATGCTACTTACACTAAATCTTCTCAATATCTTATGTTAGATAGAGTAGGTTTAGTAAGACCATTAACTGACCATGTAAAGGATACAGAAAAACTAACAGGTTCTCCTGTAACTGATTTAAGTATGAATTTACCTAATAATGGATTTAGTAATTGTAAAATTACAATTTTTGATGATGCTAACGATACAGATAATGACAACGTTTACGGAGAATTAGACGCTGATTACGCCCATAATAAATTAACTACTTTATTCAATACTGATAGTATAAGTAATTGGGAATTATTAATTTTTGCTGATGTAGAAGTTAATAGAATAGATAGACCTATATGGAGAGGTATTGTTAAAAACTTTGAAATAGATGAATCAATAAGAAGTGGAAGAAAACTAGCAATATCAGCAGAGGATAGAACTAGTTTATTAGATAAACAAATACCTGTTTGGGATATAGGGCAGGCTTCTTTGTCTACTACATATGGTTCTGAAACCCCTTATTGGTTAAGTGAAACAGAAGGATATAAACATTTAATGAATTTTGGTTCTGAACCTCTTAAATTAACACAGAATAGTATTGGTTTTAATTCCAATAAGTATTTAGAAGAGGCGCAACAAAGAACACAATTGTATAGTGGTATTCCTATACAAATGTATAATAACGAAGAAGTAGATTTTGGTCCTAACGAAGCCCATAAAGGGTGGGAAGGAATTAATATAGTTGGTTTTGGTAAAACAGTACGGGGCACTTATTTAGGTGATGGTAACTCTGATGTAAAAAGTTTTGTTGCTATATCTGCTCCTAATAGTACTACCGAGTATGTTCAAAACAGTACCACACAAAAAATTAAAAATACTACTAACCCTAATTATAATAATAACACGATTACTTTACAAAATAAAGTAGATGTACCATCTAGTAACAGAGTAAGATACAATGAAGATACTGATACTAAACAAATTTTGTGGTATAATGGGTTAACTTATGAACCTGAAACTGCTAAAATAATATTAATTACAAATTATAGTGGGGCAATATTTCATACGTCTGCTGGTACTACTTATCAACAATGGATATCTTTTAATGTTTGGCAACCACACGTCAATAATTTAAAGACTGAACACACTAGTTTTTATATGGATGCAGACCCCGATTTAAATTTAGGTGATTATATATATGTTAATCATATGCATGATAATTATAGTGATAAAACCACAAGTAAAATGCTTCATCCCTCAGTAAGAGGTAAACAGAAAGTAGTAAATGTAAAAAAAATACATAATTACTTTGTTGCTAGTAACGCTTTTACTTTTCAAACTAATTTTTTATGGGTAGTTACTACAGATAGACCATATACTGAAAACGGTAAAGGTGATTATGTCAATAGTACTTTGTTAAGTGGTAATTCTAGGTTTTCTTGGAGTAAAGACGTACAAGGTACTATCACACCTGCTAGTACTAATCATGCACTAACTAAATATAGAAATTTACATACTCAATGGATGACAGATTTACCTAAGTCATTGTGGTTTCAATATAGATATGGTCAAATCAGGGAAACTGCTTTTGGGAGTTGTGTACTACAAGCGTCAGTAGCAGTTAACGATAATAAAGTTAAAATAACTCAAGATTTATATAATACTTTAAACGCCGCTTCTGCTAAAAAACGAAGTGGGTGTGCAGAAATAGTTACTAGTGGTACATCACAAGTTTATTCTTATGTTAAATTTATATATAAATATTTAATAGTAGATGGTAGTAATTATTATCTTGGGGGAACTTCTGATTTTCTTAACGTACCTATTACTATAGGTGGAGGTAAAACCGCAACAGTAAATATATGTGATATATCAGATGACTATAAACATTTATGGTTGTTATGGGCTGACATGAGAAATAACGGCCAAGCCAATGCTGATGGTGGTCACAGAAAAACAAGTTTTGGTTTAACATCCCCTGTATATAAAAATTATAACCCTACTTTATATTATTCAGACCAATTTGATATAGAAGGTAATGTAGATAAATTTACTGATTTAAAAATAGGTAAAGATATAATTATAGAAGAAGTAAATCCTGTTTCCGATTACTCTACTACTATTCCAATGTCAAAACCTATAGATTACCAAAACCCTATTAGTGCTAGTAGTTTGTCTGAAAACTCTACGGGCGATACTAAATTAAAAGTAACTAAAACTAGTCATGGTCTTAACCTAAACGATTATGTATATTTATTTAATACTGATAGACATGATGGTTATTATCAAATAAAAAGTAAAGATACTAATACTTTTACCTTTAAAGCAGGTACTTTTATAGCAGGAGCGACGGATGACGGGCAAGCAGGGGGTATAAAATATGCAATAACAACAGGTTCAGATAAAGAAATTGATATAAAATATCACGATTGGGAAAATAAAGCAGGGGCATTTATAGTAATAGATTCTTCACCTTTCTTTAACCTTAATACTTATATTAATGGTGGTAGAGTAGGACAAGTAGCAGGAGGAAATACAAATCTAGTAGATTATGAAACTAGTGTAAAAGGGTTTCCTGCTTTACTAGATAATTATTATTCTGAGGCTATAGCAAAAGATAGTAATAGTGGAGATGAATTTAGTCAACACAAAAACCAAAACAGAATAATTAGTGAGTCTACTACTTTAAGTAATAGTATCCAAATAGGAGATGTTGGGATAATAGTAGAAGATTTAAGTATTTTTGGTAATAGTGGGATGGGGAGAATAATTGCTAGAGAAAAAGATGACGGTAGTACTGTAAGTAGCGATAAAGATTTTTACTTTACTTGGAGTTCTAAGAAAAATCTTAGTACAGCACAGGATGGAGTAAGCACTACACCTGCTAATGGGGCATTAGTAGATGTAGTGAAACAGAATGGAACTACAGATTCCAGTGGGAACGCCGACAATGTTGGTATTATGACAGGTACAGTTATACCTGTTGGAATGAGTGAAATTTTATCTGCCGATATAGGACAAGATACAAATGGAACTAGTTTGGATGCTACTTTATTAGATTTTAATATACAAGCCGGTATGTTAATTTACAGAAAAAATAATGCCGGTACAGTTTTAAGTAAAGAAAAAGTAGTTTTAGTTAAAGAATATACAGTAGGTGGAGCAACATATCAAAATAGAATGTTAGTAACTGGTCTTTGGACGGCCGGTCTTGGTGGAAGTAATAATGATAGATGGGAAATACCACCACAATTAGGGGGTATTATTACTGTAGTTAATTCATTAGATGACCCACTTGATTCTGCTACTGGTAGTAGTCATGGTTTAGAAAACAGTATACATAGATATATAGATAATAACGCTTTACCTTTAGGCTCTACAGAAGATGTTGCATTAACAACAACTGACGAAAAAGATAAATATTCTTTTATTACAGTAAGTTCTACTGTAAGTAATCAATATGCATTAAGAATATTAATGCATTTAGAAGGAACAACAAAATCATTAGGGGGTAATACTTATTATGACCATGATAAATTTAGGGCATTATGGTTAGCGTCTTTAATATCTAATTGGAGAGCGCCTATTAAATTACCTTTAATGTATGATATTAATAACATACCTATAACATATAATATGAGTAGTGATGGTACTGTAAATAATACGGATGATTACGGTTCTATGTTTAACGCTAATTCTAAAAATTTATTAGATGTAACAAAAGGAATAACTAAATTAAGTGGGTTTGGTAATATTAATAATTACCATACTACTTTTTCTTGGTTAGCAGGAAGAGATGGTAGGTTGTCATACAGACCTAAATACAATAGTGGAGTTAATTTTGATAGATTAAACGCACAACGAAGTAAATTTAGTAGTAACGTAAAAGGTAAAATTAGTAATGTTAGATTGTTTTATGACAAAAGTAAATCTTTTGTAGATTTCCCTGCTACTAACCTTAATGATTCTACCAATTGGAAAATAATACAACACCCGGAAATAACTACATCAGATGAAGCACTAAAAATGGCACAACAAGAATATAACACAAACAAATCTTCTAAAATAACTATTAATATAACTCCTAGACAAGATAGTTATGAAGAAGATAGTGTTATCGTAAATGTAGTAGACAAAATGGTACACACAGGTAGATATGGTTATATCGCTGACCCATATATAGCATTTCATGGTAATGATGATTTAGGTAACGCTTCTGATTTAATGTATTGGACTAGATTAGGTACAGGCGGAGCATTATTTACGGGGGCGCAGAGTGGGTTAGATGGTAATATGGGTAATATCCCTGCTGATATTTATAATAGATATGGACAAACAAAATACTCTCAAGCAAATACTAGCGCTACTGATATAGGTTGGGAAAATAATTTTTATTGGTACGGTGCTAAGAGTCTTAGTTACGCAGTACAAATAGTAGATGTTACTAATAGATGTCCTTTAGTTAGTGAAAAAACAGGACAAGAAATGAGAATGTTTGTGGCTATTAAGCCTAATCAAACAGGAGTTAGTATTGATGATTTAATATTTACTGTTTACATGGTAGATTACGCTTATTCTACTAATAAAAATAGAACTACTCTTGATTTAGCAAGTAGTACTACTTATACTACTGGAACTGCTAGTGACCACATTGGGTCAATAGATGTAAAAGGTAATGGTTTTTATGAAATGCCTATACCTAAATCTTATTGGTCAAAAGACGGAGGAACTAGTATTTCAGGAGGTAAAATAATAATCTCTGTAAATACTGAATACTGTAGGGCTTTATTAAGACATAGATGTGGCGACCCTACTAACGCAATTATTGTTCAAAATAGTAACTCTCTACAAAATATTAACATAAGCGCCGATGGTAGTGGTGGAAATTATAATGCTTCTAGTATATTTCCTTTAGGGGGTAAAATATTTACTGAGTGGGATATGTTCTCTGCCCCACGTAACGAATATTATGCCCCAAGAATACATATATGTAAAGATATAAAATACCAACCTGCTACATACGTAACTTATACTGACAAATCTCTAGACCTAAATCAAAAAGTTATGTCAATAGAAAAAATAGATTGGAAAGTAAGCCAACGTGGTGAAGACTTAAATTTAATATTGACTAGTGATGAATCAACAAGTAGTGATATAGTGCTTGCTAATTTATTTAGTAAGGCTAATAATCCTGTATTCCAACCACCTCCACCGGCCCCTACACAAACTATATCTATAGAAAACGATACTAGTGATGATGCGATTGAACCCGATAATAATGTAGGTGGGCAAGACAATGATGATGGAGTAGGGTCGCCCGCACCACCAAATCTTAAACCTCCCGTTCTTGAACCTGTAGGTTCGTTTGGGTTTAATGTTAACCAAGAAAATAATATTAATAGTATGTCATCTACTACTTATGGTAACATGACTAATAGAATAGGTCTTGGTGACGATAATAATAGTTTTAGTGAATTCTCTATCTTAGGACAAACAAGACCTAGTACTATACCTAGTAGTATTAGAGGTATAGATGCACAAGTAGAGTTTAATCCAACCGGAGGTACTGCTATTAAAACAAGTAATGGTATATCATTCCCCGGAGTAGGGGTAATAGAAGGAGAGGGGTTAGCCGACACCCCTGTTAATATTACTACTGCTTCTTTAAAGATAAAAATACCTAATGATGTAAAAACTAATGAGGTAAATATAAACACCCAAATTACTCATGCCGCAAATCAAGCAAGTAGTAACGTAGCAGAATTAATTGTAACTGTTACTTGTGACCAAACATCTAACTCTAAATCTAAAAACACACTTGTGTATTCAAACTATGTAAATAATAATCTATCATTATTTTCTAATAAAATTTTGGGGGCTAACGTAGGAGGTAATACTTTAACCGTAGAAATAAAAAGAGTAGCAGGTTCTACTAACGATAGTTCAGATTACAATTCAGTAATATTACAAGACACACAAGTAAGATTAAATAGAGTAGCCGGTCATTCTTCTGCTGATACTAATAACTTTACTACTTACTCTTGATAAGTTTCTCTTAGGCTTAAAATACGCTTAGCCTTTTCTCTACCTATACCATCTATCTCCATAAGAGATTTTTGTGTAGTTCTAGAGTTAAGTATCTTAGGTATGCTACCAAATTTGTTTAGTAAATCTTGTGCGTGTTTAGGAGTAATACCACTAAGTGAACTAAGAACTAAAACTTTAGGGTCATAATCTTTATTTTTAATCTCTGTCTGTATGTCTTTAGGCAAATCTTTAAAAGTTATTTTTTCCTTAACGGTAATTTGAGTGTGATTAATTATGAGAAAATCTACAAAGTCATCCATACTATTAACTTCCATATATCTTATCTTAGGAAATCTCTGATAGAATGTCATCTTAAATTGTTGGGTTATTTTTTTCATCCTAGCAATCTCTATAGCAATCAATCTAGCCGTTGGCCTACCACTAGGTATGTAAGGCTTAAACTTCGTACCATACACGACTAGGAAGGGATTCTCGTATGCTTCCTGCAAGTCTTGTAGTTGTGCTACTATAGTCCTACTTCTACCGTAGCCCATAATAGACCTGTATAGGTCATTGATTTCTTTTGCTTCTATTCCCCAACTACCCATTCTATAATCGGCGCTTTTCATTCTTATTACTTTAGCCAAACCTTTCTCATCTTGTTTAGCATCCCCCATCCTCATAAGTATTTTATTAATTACTTTAGGGTTTTCTCTATCGTCTACTAGAAGCACAAAGTGTACACTAAAAGTAGAGTACTTAAAAGGTACATACACCATCTCCACAACAAGAAGATATTTTGTTGTGGCAATTCATACAAGATAAAGAGCCATGTAAATCCATGAACCCTCTATCGCTTCTACAGATAGGGCATAATTCTTTTACTTTCATTCCTCTCTCTCCGGTCTTTTATTTCTTTCTTCCGCAGTAGTTATTTCTGAAAAATTATTTGGTATAATATTCCTTCTTCTGTATTCTACAGGCGAAGATACTTTTTCCTTTCTTTTTGATACATAATCTCTAGTGGTATATATTCTCATAATACTAGATAGAACATAAGAACTAATTTGTTTCCAGTGGTTGCTTATTTGTTTAGTCGCTTCATAAGCAATCTGTTCTGCGGTCTTCCAATCATCCATATAAGAACTATTAATAGTAGTCTCTATTGCTTTTTGGTACTCTTTCCTTTTGTGTTGAGCGCCGTGGTAGTTATTTTTATCTTTACTTTGACGGTTAAACTTTTTACCAGTAACTTTACTTCTACTACTGTTAGTTACTTCTGTACTATTTTTAGGGTATCTACCGGCCATTAAGTACCTCTCCTTGTCCCATCATCTCTCCAACATGGGCCTGTACACAGTCCTCTTGCTTCTAACCAAGAACAGGAAGGAGTATTTTCATAATCCATCATACTGTTAATATGTTTCAAAGAAATATGTGGGTTAAAATCTCTCCACCCTAAAGTAGACATGAATTTTACCATCTTCTGTGCTATCTCATTCTTCTGACTTCTCTCTAAACTTTTTGGGTTAGCAAACCATCTTAGATTCTCTGCTAGATGTTGAGCCAGCGCTAGTCTAACGTGATGTCTAGGATTCTCATGTGTTATAGCCTTACTAAGACAAGGTGGTATAGGCACTTGGTCTATAGTACCAATGTCCCCATTAAAATCACCTAACTGATAGGCTATTTCTTTTACAGGATTTTCAGCAATCCAACTTAATATATTAAATTCTTTTTGCTTAAAAGAAATACCTAAGTCCATGTTCCCAGTGAAGGGGTCTAATTCTCTATTCTCCTGTAAAGGTTTTGTAGGGATTTTAAAATTCATAGGGTCATCCCTAAATAATCGAGCATCTATATTGACCGCCCACTTATTTCTTTTAGGGTTAAACGTATCAGGGATACGTGTTAGTTTTTGTGGGTGACCTACACCATCTAGTGTAGGTAAACCTGAAGCAACCTCTCTCTCATATCTATCGACGTGCTTTGCTATTGCAGTACCCTTGACAGACTTGTTAAATAATTGGTGTACGTGAAAACCTCTACCTGTAAACACTAAGCGTATGTCTCCATTGAGCCTATTAAGTAGCACTCCTACGTCGCGTTTAACATCTGCTAGGTTACCTCCCTCTACTATATCAAAGTCCCACCAAGCCCTGTCTATGATGACAGAATCTATATCCATTTTCCATGACCTAGTAGGGTGAGTAGAACCGAAAGAATATAGACTAGTATAACAAGAAGCCTTACCATTCAATTTATTTATGTATGTATCATATCCGTCACGACTGTCACAAATATTACGGCGAAGCCCTATCTCTCTAGGGAAATTTAAAAGCATAGTATCACTCTGTGATATCCGCTACTTCTTGTTGATGTCCACATTGACATCCACCAATAAGAATATTTCTAGGTTTAGAACCTGTCTGAGCGTTCACTTGAACCATCTCTTCAAACCCTTCCCAATTTTCATCATTACCACAATTACTACAAGTTATTTTTATCTTCATTATAATTCATCTCCTTCTATATCCCAACCATCAAATACTGCTTCCATTAATTTTATAAATTTTCTACTTTTCATATCCAACCACCTTCTTTTATATTACCTGTCAATTCCGCTTCACAATTAAGGCAAAACTCACACCACAATGGACAAAAATAGTCACTCCAATTCATAGGCCACTGTTGGAGTCTAAGTGACGATATAGTATCTTTTAAAGATTCCGCAAAGGAGTTTATACTTCTCTTTCCTATAGGCTCAAGAATGGCTATACCTTGTTCAGGACCTAACCATATTCGCTTACCTCTTTTATTACCTTCTAAGAGTAGTTTATCATTCCCGTCTTCCGGTATCTCATAGTCAGGGGAGATATATAAAAAATGAGTAGGAGTCTCATAGTTACCCATGAGTTCTAAAAGCCTATAGTAATAGACTAACTCCTTCCTAGTTCTCGCTAACTTACCCATGTTCATTTTCCCTGTTTTTAACTCTATAATAATATTCATACCATTACCTGTCTTTATCAAACCGTCTATGATACCAACCCACATAATATCCTCACCTTCATATACTTCGGGAATTTCATGTTTAACTTCTGACTCTATAACTTCCATACCACCCAAGTCATGTGCTACTTGGTGTATCAGAATAGAGAGGGATTGTATAGCAGGGTCATCTACTATACCTAAAGTACTAGCAGTTTCAGTTATAGCATTAGGTCCTTGTAACAAACCCTCTTCCATGACAGTATGTACTAAACCACCACGTATCATGGCCTCTGATGCAGGAGGTCTAGGTAAGTCCGCTACATAATTCCAATAGAATTTACGAGGACACATCATATAGGTAATCAATGATGACTTACTTACTCTTAGAGTAAGACCGTCGGTAGGAGCATAAGATGATTCTTTTGACATTACTTTTACCCTCTATTAATTTAACTCTCTATATTCACATATCTATATACAGTGATATCAGATACTATACTAGACTCTATCTCTTTTACTTTTCTAATCGCTTGTTGAAATTGATTAGGTGGAGGGCAAATTCTAGACTGTCTTAGAACTTTATGTTGGTTAACTATAGAACAAAGATTTGCCTCATTTATAATTTCACTATAACTCTTAGAGCCTATGTCTTTTTTAGACAGGTACTCTAAAACACAACGTAGCCACATAGTATTTTTTTTCTTTCTAGTATTAGACATTATTCTTCCTCTCCTTCCATTACAACCACATCACCTACGATGTAATCGTCAAAATCAATCATACTATTAGCCGCAGGATTGTGTGGTAAACCCATCAACTTACCTTCTTCATTACAATAAAAACGCCCACCATTAGCAGTAGTTACACCTTCTATGTAACCACCTACTGCTTTCTGTAATTCCTCAAGTGGAGGATTCTTACCCATTTGCTCAATAGTTCCATCTACTTTCAATAGGTATGCCATTATTCTTCCTCTCCTTCATCCCAATCTGCTATGGTTGTTTGTGTACCTTTGTATAAATCATGTTTACAGTTAGGGCAATCATCACTCTGTTCTAACCCTTCTAATTTAGGACGTAGAACTTCTTCATTACAGTTAGCGCACTTTAATTTCTCTAAGTGGCCTTGAGAATCTAAGAAAGTATATAGTAAATGATGTAGTCTCATTAAATCTTGGGCTACGGCATTACCGAAACCATGAAACTCACTTTCTATCTTATCCAATCTTCCATTTATTTCTGCATCACTCTTTCTCGACATATTATTACATACCCTATTACGACTATAAAGGTTATTATACCCACACTAAGCCTGTTATTCCTTTCAGAGCGTTATCTAAAGGTTGCATATTCCACTTCATCATTTCATAGTACGGTTGTACTTTTTTTATGATAAAACGCTCTACTAATTTATCATACCCTATATCATATAACCCTTCTATTTCACTAGGGTCATCGAATGCTATATATTTACCGTAAGAGTTTATAGTAACCTTAAAGTAAGAGCCAGCCCTGTACCCCTTTCCTAGATACTCATTAGCCCATGCCGCACCCGCACTAGGGCCGGACAAAACTTTGTAAGTACTTAAGTCCCTATCTAGTTTACCTTTCATACATAAATCATTAGGGTCTGCTTCTTTATTAATTACTTTTAAGATAATACTAGTTAGTTTATCTGTTATAACTTCTTCTACATCAGCAGAAAGAATACCACCTATGACATCTTGCATACATTGTTTCATAACTTGTGGCATTCTAGATTGCTTCATCTCTATACCCTTAACATATAATTTGGGGTCGTGATAAGAACCATCACTCCACAAAACATTACCCGCATACCTATTCTTAGCCATAAGAATCATAGTAGAACACCATTTCTCAAACTCGGTTTCTATAGGAGCCATACTAATATTAATCTCCCTAAGAACATCCATACCCTCTTGAGGGGAAGGTATGAGAACGAATACGCTGTCAGTATGACCATATATTACTTTAAAACCAAAAGATTCTGCCTCTTCTTTGAGTTTGTTAAGTGTTTCTCTAGATGTATATGTTATAGCGGCGGCTATTTCGGGATTGTATAGTCCGTACTTAGCATCACCGGCCACACCATACATAGATGCGACAAGAGATTTACAAGCGAACTGCATTGTATCCCATTTATCAAAATTACTAGGGTCTGATTTTATCAAAGACTTAAATTTGTTTCTTAGTTTTGTCATGTAATCCATCTGTCTAACTAATAACCCTTTATTTTCAAGGTTAAACTTTGTACCATTACCACAATCCTGTCCCTTCTCATCAATTGTATCCCAAGAAATATTGTACAAAGATGCGTTGCTATGGTACATAGCCTTTACATCTAATATACCTACGTTGTGGTGTAGGCCTGCGTGTACATCCATGACATTAGCACCCTCATAATCAACCTTAGTAAACTGAGGGTTGCTAGGTATCTGTACATCAAACTTATCATCCATCAAAGCAAGATTAGTAAACATCTTAGTGATGAAAGGAGTGGAACGTATATCACATTGTACTACGTGTTGTAAAGCAAGATAGTATTCTATAGCATTTACTTTAGAGTCTAATTTAGGTAAGAGTCTTACGTCTTGTCTAGCATAATGTAGATACAACGGTAGGTCAGTCAGATATGTGTCGTGTCCGTTAGGAAGTTCAATCTTCTTTTCCCCTAAAACTTCCCAAGAAACATCATCTAATTTGTATGAAGGTAATTTACCATTCTTAAGTTCCCATAACTTTGAGAAGCCTACCATTAAATCTATACAATTTCTACCTAGTATTGGTTGTGCCCAGTCACCGAATTGGTAACGTATCTTATTCATAGGAGATAATCTATTTGGAGAAAGCCCAACCTTATTACATCTTTCTATGATTGTTTTTATATCTGCACCTGTCACATACCACCCTGTAATTACATCAGGGTCTTGTTCATTAATAACTGTTAAGAATTTATCTAGCATTTCTCTTTCGTTAGGAAAGCCCCACGCTAGATTCTCGTATTCATAATCTCCATACTCACTAAATGATTGCGCTCTATCTAGATTACTGTCTACAAAATACACATACTCTTTCTCTGTATAAGAATCATAGAAAACTATTATCCGCATAGCATTAGTCTTAGGGTTCCATTCGCAATCCATATACCACACTCTATGATTGTAGTTAGGTATAGGCTCTAGTCCTTCTTGTACCCTATCCACCATCACTCTATTTGTGTATGGTATATTTGCTTCCCATGTAGGAATGCCTAAGTCTCTTACTTCTTTTAAGTTAAATGTATCTGCTACTACAACCTTAGTTAGTTTTTCCCCTAAGATACCTCTGTAACCATCTTGCGTACTCACCGCACGAACTCTGTATGCATCATCAGTTTTAACATAACAGTAAGGCCAATGCTCTCTATCAGTAACCACTACTCTTTTATCATTGTTATCTCTATATCTTATGATAACCCCACGCTGGCTATTCTTTTCTATTATCATTGTTCGGGCCTCTTGAGCGTGTTTCTATATTGTGTTTGTTCAACCATTGATTTATAGCAGTAGCGGATACACCAAACTCATCTGCTATGTCAGCCATAGTCCTTTCTTTTTCTAGATAGTGTTCTGCTAACCACAAAGGGTCACGGTACAAAGGGTCTAACTCTTGCCTAACCTTTATGTTAGCAACGTATTGCTCTCCATTAGGTCCATCCCATGAGATAGTACTATTACCAAAACTAGGGAATATTACACCGTCTATCTCAAAGAAATCTAACTCATCCCTTCCTTTACCTAGAAACTTTCCTTTCTTTAATTGATATTCTACCATCACAACACCCCACTTTGGAATACGAAACCTTCTTCGGAAGATAGAATTAATTTATACCCTTGCTTTTGTTTAGTAAAATCTAGTATGCTTAGTGTTATCTCTGTGTTCATTAATTGTGCTACGTTATCTAAACCACCTTGAAACTTACACGTATAAACAGGCTCTTGGCTAATGGGGGAGTCTGATTTAAACAATTCTGTTTCAGTCTGCCCTTTCAACTCTTTACCTGTAATAACCCAAAGATGATTTGCATTCCACGACAATGTGAATTCATTTAGTTTTTGGTTGTTCATGTTATCACAACGTAGTGCTTCAAATAAATCAGTAGAATCAAAAGTCCATTGGTGACTAGGTGATTGATAATTCCCTGTAGTAAGTTTGTAATTACCAGTAATAGGATTTATTTTTTCCTTTAAAGCAAGAGACTTATCGTTCCAAGTACCCAAAGTAACATTACTGTGTGGAAACGCTAATGAGTCCATACTACTTTGTATAGTAGTAGTTTTGTTACTAGACTTAATGACTACCTTATTAGGAACAGAATTACTAACCTTAATCTCGTAAGAAATAGTTAAATTTTGACCGTGGTATTTCAATACTCCCAGTAACATATTTATATCAGATACAGGGATAGAAGTATCCTTAGTAGGACCTCCTAATATAGTACAGGGTATATCAAAATACGATACACTAGTTAAACCATCCTTTACTAAAGAGGTAGTAGACATAATAGTAGGTAAGTTAAATGTATCTGCAACAATATTTAATACACAAGAGTGAACTTGAGCAATACTTTTACCGTTAATGTTCTGTAGTCGTTGTGTTCTTTTTAGTAGTTGTTCTAACTGAAACTTATCTACTGTAACTTTTAACGCCATAACTCTCACTCTTCCGCAAGGAAGGGTAAGCCTAACCACTCTATCTTTCCATTCTTTACTGCAAGTATTTCGTGAGTAGAGCCTACATGTTCCATGTTAGCACCCTTCATCTCTTCTACAGTACCACGTACCGACCACTCACCATCATTTAGAGTTCTATCTCCTTTGACACCTGCGGCCATGTCAGCCTTCTTCATGTATCTTGATAGGAATATCTGTTGATTGAATTTACGCATAGTACCTCTTTCCCAATCAGGTCTTTCACCTACAGTCATTAGAACTTTCTTACCAGTTCCATCATCCATATATTGTTGTACACCTTTTAGGTGGAAAGTATAGAATATCTTATTGACAGGCAAAGCATGAATCCTAGTAAGAACGTCACGGTTTAATCTGTTACGCTCTCTCCATTCTTTTTGGTTAAAAGAATCATCTTCATTCTCAATAATTCCCTTAGACAATAAGGACTGTCTCATAGCAAACTCACACCATTTAAGGAATGTGGAACCACCATCAAATATTATACCACCAACATCTTCACCATCTTCTGAAATCCTACGTGCTATCTCATTCACAAAGAAAGTAGTTTTATCTACTAATGCTTTATAGTTTACACTATTGTCATCATGGAAGATAGAATCATCCATCTCATCATGTAAAGGTATAACCCTTAGAGTTTTATTATTAGGGTAAAGGTATTCTAATGTTGCTTTAGCACTATTATCTACATCTAAAACGTAGACTACTTTGCCTTC